TCCAGAAATCAATCCTATTGAAAATAATAATCTAGTATTTGATTTATCAGATACATCTTTATCCGGATATAATCTGAAATTTTATTGTGAGAATGATTTTAAAAATGAATTTGTTTCTGTTGCAACTACCTCAGGATTTACTATCTCTGGAGTAGGAACAGTAGGAGTATCCTCTACTGCATCATTAACTTTAGAGTATAACTCAATACTTCCGGATGATCTTTACTATACATTAGAAAAAACTGGATCTCTATCTGGTTATGACAATACGGTACATAACTATTCAAAAATATCTTATGAAGGTAGTGGATATAATGGTTCATACTCCATTAGTGGGATAGGAACTATTACATTTACTATTAATTCCAATAAAACTCCCGAAAAACTCTCATATTCTCCATTAGAATGTGATACTTTAGAATATACTACAACATCAACTAATGCTGAAGGTCCAGTCGATAAGATTGATATCTTATCATCTGGATTTGGATATAAAAAATTACCTACTTTAGAATCAACAGATTCTGTAAATGGTAAAGATTTATTTGCAATTCCACAATCAAAAACAATAGGCAAAGAAAAAACGATAAGAGTTATTAATGATAGATTTACTTATTCTTCCGATAAGACTCTATCTCCAAAAGCAACTTTACCATACTTTATAATTACTACAGATTCTAACACAATAGAATCCGTAGATGTAACCGAATCTGGTGAAGGATATACATCATCTCCTGATATTATACTAGTCAATACAGATACGAGGGAAGTTATAAATTCTGGATTATTTAAAGTAAATCTACAAGGTCAATCTATATCATCTGTTGATATTGTTTCTGAACCAAAGGGTCTCCCAAATAATACCGTAGAGATATTTGCTACAAATAATTCTAATGGAATATCAATTTTAGAAGTAGAATCATCAAACACTGGTATATTCACTTGCCTTATATCTACACCTCCGTTAGGATTTTCTACTTTTATCCCCTATCCATTTTCTATAGGTGAAAAAGTATTCATTGAGGGAATACAAAAAATTAGTACAGATGGATCTGGATTTAATTCTGAAGATTATGGATATAAATTGTTTACTATAAGTGGTATTGATAAAAATTTAATTCCAAATAAAATTACTATTGACGTATCAGATTTAACGACAAATACTGGAATAGCAAAAACTGAACAAGATCTGAGTGGAACAATTATAAACGAATCTGACTATCCATCTCTGACGGCAAATCAAAAAATTTCACAGTTCCAAATTGGTGAAAAGGTTTCCGTGAATGGTACATCTACAGAATTAAAGGTTGTCGAATCTATCGGAAACAATCTAAGATTAATGGGAAATTATACTTTATCTGCAAATGATGTAATCATAGGAAATGAATCTGGTAGTATTGCAACTATCAATTACATAGAAAACAATTCTGGGGTTTATAAAATTGATTATTCTAATACCAAAAACATAGGGTGGAGTGATAATATAGGAAAATTAAATGAGGATTATCAAGTTACTCCGAATAATGATTACTATCAAAATTTATCATATTCCATAAAAAGTTCTATAACTTATAAAGATCAACAATCTCCAGTAGAAAATTTGGTTCACACTAGTGGATTAAAGAATTTTGCAGATACTGAGTTGTTAAAATCTTCTGGAATTGGTTCAGTTTCAGTCAATAATTCTTCTGATGTACTTTATAGTATATCTGATGAAAAGCGCGTAGATTCTATTAATAGCTTCGATCATGTTTATGATATTGATGTTTTAAACTCTAGGTCAAAATATTTAAAATTCCAAAATAAAAGATTAACAGATTATACGGAACTTAAAACTCTTAACGCTCTTAGAATTGATGATATTAGTGATAAATTCTCCAATTTTGAATCACAAAATACATTATTTTTAAACATTGAAGAAGTTGATGATAAAACATTTTATAATTATTTAATTCGCGTTACCAATTTAGATAATACTCAAATTCAATTCACAGACATTACAATTTTAAGTAATGGTATAGATTCATATATCATTGAAAATGAATCTATAACCAACAATGGATTTGGTGAATTGCACGAAAATGGAGAGCAATATGGATCGTTTGAATTATATACAAATGCATTTGAAGAAAATTTTCTTAGATTTGTTCCAGTAGATCCATATGATACTGAATATGATTTAAAAATTATTCGCCAAGTTTTTGAACAAACTAGTTCTGGTGTTGGAACGACATCATTGGGATTTGTCAATTTGACAGGAAAGGAAAATATAGAATCAACCGGAATTGGCACTACTTCTATAATTCAAGTCAATTCCAGCGATTTCAATTCACTTTATATAACTTCACAGGTAATTAATACTGAAACTGATGATATTGATTATGTAAAACTATATGTAATTCATGATGGTTCAAATACGTATATGTCAGAATATTATATTGATACTGATTTTGGCAAATTAACTGGATTTAATAATAATCAAATTGGATCATTCTATTCAGATCTTGATGGTGGAGTATTATCAGTTTATCATGAGAATGACACCAATGACAGTGTTAAAATAAGAAGTAATATTGTTGGATTTGGAAACACAACAGTCGGTGTTGGAACTTTTAGATATATTCTAGATGGTCAAATAGAAGGAACTGAAAGAAGTGCAATTTATGAATCAAATTATTATTCAACAGTTTCTGCAGCTTCTACAGTTATACAAACACTTGATGTTTCAATTTTCAATTCATCCAAATGTATAGTTGAAGTTAGTGCTGGATCTACAAAAGCACTGCATCAGGTTATGATGATTTGTGACCAGAATGATGTATATACCCAACAATTACCCTTCTTATCAGTATCTGGAATTGGAACATTTGATGACGCATCTGGGATTGGAACATTTGGTGGAGAGATATCGGGTAGTGATATTCTACTCAGTTTCTATCCAGATCCAGATCAAACGGGTGAAATTAATATTGAGGTGTTTAGTAAATCTTTATATACTGATTTAGATGCAATAAATGAACCAGAATCTTTAGATTACGGAATTATTAGTGAGTCTATTGATGAAAAATTTTACAATGCTATTAATGGTGATAGAATTAATAGAGTTAATTTTGGATTATTTGATAATAATACTCCAATATTCACTAAAGTATTCAATCCAAATTCTGTTTCTCTTGCTCAAACAACTGGAATTTTCACAATTAAAGATCATTTCTTCTCAAATAATGAAGAATTAATTTATACTCCCAGTTCTAGTTTTATTGGAATTGCCGCCAGTGCAATGAAATATACTGCGACTGACGAACTTCCATCTCAAGTATTTGCAATTAAATTGAGTGAAGATACTTTCCAAATATCAACTACTAGGTCTGGAACTGCCGTAACGTTTACATCACTTGGTAGTGGAAATCAACATCAGTTTACAATGAGTGAAAGAAATACTAAGACACTCATTACAATTGACGATTTGGTTCAATATCCAATAGCTCCAACAAAGATAACACATAATTTAACTGGTAATGTTGGTGGGGGAATTAGTGAGACGACTGAGATTATTTCTCTTTCTGGAATATCAACAATAAATCCAAAAGATATTTTAAGAATTGATGATGAATATATGGGTGTTATTAATGTTGGTCTTGGAACAACTAACATTGGACCAATTATCAACGAAGGAACAGAGAATTTGGTTCAGGTTGATAGAGGATTTGTTGGGTCATCTGCAACTTCACATACAGATTCAACTCTTGTGAGAGTTTATAAAGGTGCATATAATATTATTGATAATGAAATTTATTTTGCAGAAGCACCTAGAGGTAATCCACAAATTGATAAAACTGATTTAAATTTAGAATTTGAGACTTCAACATTTACCGGAAGAGTCTTTTTAAGAAGTGACTATACAGGCAATCAAATATATGATAATATTTCTGACGAATTTACCGGAATTGGGAGAACATTTACATTAAAGGTTGGTGGAGCAAATACAACTGGATTGGGAACTGATGGTGGAAGTGGATTGGTATTTATCAATAGCATTTATCAATCACCAAAGACAGATAATAATCCAAATATATTCAATTATGAAATCGAAGAAAATACTGTTGCTGGGGTGACGACACTAACATTCTCTGGAATTACAAAACCAAATATTGATCCTTTAGAGTATGTAACTTCCGACTATGATATTAATCTTAATGAGACACCTAGAGGTGGGATTATTATCTCATATGGATCTACACCAGGACTTGGATTTGCTCCTCTTGTAGGTGCTTCAGTGACTGCTGTAGTAAGTGGTGGGGTAATTACAAGTGTTGGTCTTGGAACTACAGATAATGTAGGTTCTGGGTATAATGGATTAGTCTCAATTGGAGTTAGTGTTTATGAAGAAGGTCATACTGGTTCTATAGCATCTATTGATGCCACAGTAGGTATTGGTGGAACACTTTCCTTTACTATTAATGATGGTGGGACGGGATATACAAATCCACAAATATTTGTTTCTGATCCATCTTATGAAAATCTTCCAGTAATTGGTGTTTCGAGACTTGGAATTGGTGCAACTACAGACACTGGTATTGGTCTTTTAGTTGATCTTGAGGTTGGAGCATCAACAGGTATTGGATCAACTTTATTTGAGGTTAAAAATTTCAAGTTCTCTAGGTCAGGATATTCATTCCAAAGAGGTGATGTATTTAAACCTGTTGGTTTAGTGACCGATGCATCATTAAGTTCACCATTGTCTGATTTTACCATTACTGTTGTAGATACATTCTCCGATTCATTTGCGGCATGGGAATTTGGAGAACTTGATTATATTGATTCTGTAGAAAACTTACAGGATGGTGAAAGAAGAATATTCCCATTGAGATATAATTCGGAATTATTGAGTTTTGAGCCAGAAAGTGGTTCAGCTGTCGAGAATAACTTAAATAATCTTCTTATAATTTTCATTAACGGCATATTACAAGATCCCGGAGTATCTTACAATTTCAGTGGAGGCACATCATTCTCATTTACAACTGCACCTAAACCGGAAGATAATATTGAAATTTATTTCTACAAGGGAGCATTGGGAGACACTGAGATATTTGATGATATTAACACAACTCTTGAAATTGGTGATACTGTACAAGTCTTAAAAAATAATGACTATACAACTACATTAACACAAGATGAGAGATTTGTTTATAACTTATCATTCTCAGATAAGTTTGAAACGAATCCTTATACTGGTGTTGGAATTAATGAAGATCCGGACAAGGTACAACCACTTACTTGGACAAAGAAAAAGAGAGGAAGTATTATTAATGGAGAATATGTATCTAAAATTAGAGATTCTATTGAAGCATTAGTACTCCCAACTGCTAGAGTGATAAAAGATTTTACTTCCACAGATACCGAAATATTCGTAGAAAATGCAGAACTTTTCCAATATGAAGATAATTTTGGATTTACTAATCCTTCCACTCCATTTAATGCACTACTTATTAATGGTATTTCTACCACAGTAACTGGATCGGTTGAAAAAGTTAACAACTTTACTAATGTTACTGGATTCTCTGGATTTATTACAGGAATTGCCACAGCACCAGGAATTGGAACAGATTTGGCACTCCAATTTAACATTATTAGAAAAAATGAAATCAATGGGAGTCTTCAGAATATAGAACCAGAACTGAAGGTGGGATATCCAATTTACATTTATGATACGAGAATTGGATCTGGTGTGACATCTATTGACGATTCTGACTCATCCGTTGTTGGAATAGGAACTGTATTTTTGGATAATATTTATTACATTTCCTCCATTTCTTCTGTGGGAGAAGCAGGAATCATTACTTGCAATGTAAAATCCGATTCTAATATTATTGGATTATCAACAACCGGGATATCTTCAAGTCCTGTTGGACAGTTCTCTTGGGGAAGATTATCAAATTCTTTATCATTGGAAAGATTAAACCCCATTTCAATCGGAGTATCTGGCAATATTGTTTCTGGATTATCTACTTATCCAACTATTCAAAGAAGAGGTGGAGTTAATTTGAGACAAACTGGTGCCTTGCCTAAGGTAGTTTTCTAATTATTGTATAAATATCTAAAAAACTATTAATATGGCTGCATTCGTAACAGATCAATTTAGAATATTGAATGCTAGTAATTTTATAGACTCGATATCGAATGATAATAATTCTTACTATGCATTTCTAGGATTACCAAATCCCACAGCAACAGGATTTGGTAGAAACTTGAATTGGAATGAAATTGACGGTACTCCAAGTCCTGTGGATAATTTTCAGTATTCTACACATTATAAGGACACTGCATTATTTGGTAAAAAAATAAATGAATCTAATGCCGTAAGAGTTGTAAGAAAAATTGATTGGGTTCAAAATAATGCTTATGATATGTATAGGCATGATTATAGTGATAGCAATCAAGCACCCGTTTCTAAATCATATCGTCTTTATGACGCAAATTATTATGTAATAACAAGTGCATTTAGAGTTTATATTTGTATAGATAATGGTTCAACCGGATCTATTAGTCCATTAAGGTCTTTAGTAGAACCTACAGAGACGGGAGTTGAACCATTTGCTACTAATGATGGATATAGATGGAAATATTTGTTCACTGTATCTCCTTTAGATATTATAAAGTTTGATTCCACACAATATATTCCACTTCCAAATAATTGGGATACTAATAATGAAACACAAATAATTTATGAAGGTGGCAATTCAGAAACTAACAATAATCAAATTAAAAAAATATATATTGAGAATGGTGGATCTGGATACTCTAATCAACCTTCTGTAAAAATACTTGGTGATGGTAGTGGTGGAACGGCACAAATTGTAACAAATGGTGGTGTTATTACTGGGGTGGAAGTTCTCACTGGTGGAACTGGATATACTTATGGTGTTGTAGATTTAAGTGGAACTTCTGGAAATGGTGCATTATTGATTCCAATTATTCCACCATCGAAGGGACATGGACATGACATTTATCAAGAGTTGGGTGGAGACAGAGTTCTCTTGTATGCTAGATTTGATGATTCCGACAATGATTTTCCTGTAGATACTAAATTTTCTCAAATTGGAATCATTAAAAATCCAGAAACATTCTCAGAAACAAATGTGAGTACTGGAGTAACTTATACTGGGAATACATTTTCTTCATTGTATTCTATAGTTGTTAATGAATCTATTACTCCAACTATTGGAGATAAAGTTGAACAAGTTAACGATAATGGAACAGCAAGAGGATATGTTGCTTCTTTTGATTCTGAGATAAAGGTATTAAAATATTTCCAAGATCGATCATTAGTTTTTGGAAATACTCCTTTTGATTCTCAGGTTCATAATTCAGCATCAAATAGTTCAGATTTAGTCGATTTTGATTCTTCAGTTACAAATATTACTGTTGGGGGAAGTGGAGCTACTATTGATACTGCGGTTAATGGAACAAGTATTATTACTACTGATGATGGAAAATTAGTGGATGCTGGAGTTACCTTCACAAATGGTCTTGCAAACCCAGAGATAAATAAAAAGACAGGGAATATACTTTACATTGACAACAGACCCGTTGTTACGAGAGACTCTAGACAAAAAGAAGACATTAAAATCATTCTGGAATTCTAAAAAAGATGGCACAAAAAACCGATTTAAACATCAATCCATATTACGACGATTTTGATAAGGATAAGAATTTTTATAAAGTTCTATTCAAACCAGGTTATCCAGTCCAGTCTAGAGAATTAAATAATATTCAGTCTATTTTCCAGAATCAAATAGAGTCTTTTGGGAATAATATCTTCAAAGAAGGAACTATGGTTATTCCAGGTTCTATTTCTTACGATAATCAATTTAATTCCGTAAAATTAAACTCATCCAATCTTGGTATTGATATTTCTTTATACATTAATAACTTAATTGGAAAGACTGTAACAGGGTCTTCGACGGGAGTGAAGGCATCTGTACAATATGTTGCACTCCCATCAGACAATGATTTGGTAGAAGATGTTACAATATACGTAAAATATTTAACTTCTGGTACTGACTCAGAAACTGACGTATTTCAGGACGGAGAAACACTTTTTGCAGAAGAAAATGTAGTTTATGGCAATACAACAATCAATGCCGGAACTCCATTTGCATCCTTAGTTTCTCTAAATGCAACTTCTATTGGATCGGCAGTATCTATTGACAATGGAATTTATTTTGTAAGAGGAACATTTGTTGATGTTTCTAAGCAAACTATTATATTAGATTACTATACAAATACTCCAAATTATAGAGTTGGTTTAAATATTGGTGAAACTATTGTAAAAGCAAAAGATGATGAATCTCTTTATGACAACGATAAGGGATTTACCAATTATGCCGCTCCTGGTGCAGATAGATTTAAGATATCTTTAACTTTAACCAAAAAATTATTAACAGATTTAGATGATACTGATTTTATAGAAGTTCTTAGAGTTGATGATGGAAAGATAAAGAAAATTGCTGATAAGACTGTATATAATATTATAAGAGATTATATTGCAGAGAGAACATATGATGAGTCTGGGCATTACACAGTAGATGAATTTAGAATAAATTTATTAAATTCATTAAATGATAGATTGGGAAATGATGGTTTATTTTTAGAGAATGAAACAACAGATGAGGGAAATATTCCATCCGAAGATTTGATGTGCGTTCAGGTGTCACCAGGAAAAGCATATGTTGCTGGTTATGATGTAGAATTGAATTCTGAAATCAACATTGATGTAGAAAAATCTAGAGATACTGAAACAGTACCATCTGTTAATGTTCCCTTTGAAATGGGACATTTACTCCGTGTCAATAATGTCAGTGGAGCACCACAAGAGGCAGTTGAGATTGAGTTAAAAGATAAATTTAAGGAAGATGGTCCATCAGTTATCGGTAAAGCAAGAGTATATACTTTCAATTTAACTGATGCTGCTTATTCTGATGCAGCAACTCAATGGGATTTATATCTTTATGATATTCAAACATATACCCAATTAACTTTTAATAGAGATGTAATTTCGGATGAAATTCCTTTAACATCTTTTATACAAGGAAAGAGTAGTGGTGCAAGTGGTTATGCAGTTGCAGCAGCAGGTGGTGGAAATACATTAAACATTTATCAAACCTCAGGAACTTTTGTTCAAAATGAGCAATTAACTGTTAATGGTGTTGATGCATCACTATCATTAAGTAGTTTTATTGTTTATGGTGTTAGAGATATCAAATCTGTATCCCAAAGTGTTTCCAATTTTCCATCATTTAGTGCTGATTCTGTTTTAAGCAGAAAAAAAATTCTTGGGATTGATGAAGTAGATATAAATGCTAATACAATTACAAGTCCAGGAAAACTTTTTACTGGAGTAAAAGTGGGAGATATCATTAGATATCAAGACTTATCTGGAGATGAAAATTTTAATGAAGTTGTAGCAGTATCTCCATCTCTCGATAATTTGACAATCGGAACACTCACTTCTGTTCCTGGAGTATTTGATGGGACTATTGGAACTGCAAGAAAATATAAAGCAGAACTTGGCATAACAGAATTGAGAAATAAAGATAACGCTTATCTCTATGCCAATCTTCCGGATGTAAATGTTTCTTCAGTAAATCTTTCAGACTCTCAATTATCAATAACAAGACAAATAAACACTACTGAAGGATTGACTGTTAGTTCTAATACATTAACCTTTAATCTTTCTAATATAGAAGGAGTCAATGATGCATCGTTTGAGTCATTTGATCAGGAAAGATATTCAGTTCATTATAATGATGGTACTATTGCCACAATAAATTCAGATGCTTTCACTCTCAGTGGAAATACTGTAACTATTGTTGGTCTAGCTGATACAACTTCGCCAGTTGTTGTCAATACAACATTGGTAAAAAATAATATCCAAAGTAAAATTAAAAATTATACAAGAAGTGCTGTAAATATTATAAATCTTTCTACTCTTGCAAGATCTGGTGCAGCAACCAGTGACTCTATTGTTGATGGATTAACATATAATCAATACTATGGTCTCAGAGTACAGGATAGTGAAATTTCTCTCAATGTACCTGATGTATCTGAGGTTCTTGCAGTATATGAGTCCACAAATACCGCAGATCCTATTTTAGATAGAATTGAGTTTTCATCAATATCTCAGATAGATACTGATGCAATTGTTGGTGAAGATATTATTGGTACAGATAGTGGAGCAGTTGCTCGTGTCGTTCAGAATTCATCTTCAGGAGCAACTCCAGCAATTCCCACAAATAATCTTGGAATAGTTTATCTTAATCAGGAGAGATTTATTCTAGGTGAAAATGTAACTTTTAGGGAATCTAATATCAAATCAACTGTACAATCTATAACTCTTGGTAAGTATAAAGATATTACTAATAAATTTACTTTGGATAAAGGACAAAGGGAGGAATATTATGACTATTCTAGATTGGTAAGAATTGGAACTCAAGTACCTGAGAGAAGACTTTTAGTAGTGTTTGATCATTATACTATTCCATCAAATGATAATGGAGATGTATTTACTGTACTAAGTTACGATTCTGATAGATTTTCTGAGGATATTCCTACTATAGGTGATAGAAATATCAGAGCATCTGATACTCTTGATTTTAGGCCAAGAGTGTCTGTTTTTGATCCTTCAACTGCAACTACATCTCCATTTGCATTTGAAAGTAGAGGATTTACGGCAAACTCCATTAAATTTACTCTAAAGCCTGGAGAAGGATCTTTAATTGGATATGATTACTATCTACCAAGAATTGATAGAATATACCTTGATAAATTCGCAAATGTAATTGTTAGAAAAGGAATTTCTTCAATAAATCCACAACCACCATCAAATGAAGATTTTGATTTAATGCAGTTGGGTGAAATTCAACTTCCACCATATCTTTATAATGTTGATGATGCTTCTATTCAGTTATTGGAGAATAGAAGATATACAATGAGAGATATTGGTAATATTGAAGACAGAGTAGAAAATCTAGAAAGATATACTTCATTAAGTCTCCTTGAAGTTGGAACAGAATCTTTGAGAATAGAAGATTCAAATGGTAATAATAGATTTAAATCAGGAATTTTTGTGGATGATTTTATTGATGAATCACTTTCAGATGATGAATTAACTACCGCAGGTATTTTTGAGGGGCAACTTAGACCACAATCTTTTTCAAACTCTTTACAATTGAGACCAATTCCATCAATAGAAATTGCAGAAAATGAACTAGATCTTTCTGAAAATTATGATTTGCTGGATCCAAATGTACAAAAAACTGGAAATGCAATTACATTAAAATATGACTCTATTGAATGGATAAATCAGCCTTTTGCGACTAGAGTAGAAAATGTAAATCCATTCCATGTTGTCGAATATGTTGGTGAAATTAAACTTCAACCAAATACTGATAATTGGGTAAGAACTATAAGAATTCCACCTCTAACTATTAGAAACACAGTAAATAGAACCAATACTATCAGGGTTTCGGCTCGGACAGGAAGACAAGTACGTTTTTGGCAGAATAGGGGAGACTCATTCACAACTAGTGGATGGGAATTTGGAGGATTTATACTAAGACGACCCTTTACTCAAAGGACTGATG